CCACGCGGTATTCCACGCCGCGTCCGTCATGGCGCAGGGTGAGCACATCGCCCGCATCTACAGCTACGCGAGACGGTGGCAGCCTGAAGGATGCGCCCTCGCGACCCACCCAAGTCTCTTGCAGCGCGCGATTGGCCTGGCGCTCGGACATTTCCGGGGGCGCCGCAATGGGAAAACCCTCTGCCAGAATGCGGGTGGAGTCGACCACCGTGCGGCGGGCCTCAACCATGACCGCGTCATAATCCTGATCAGCGCGTGCCAGCTGCCATTTCAGCGCCAAGGGCAGCTCGGTCTCTTGCCCACGGGTGAGCTCGATCACCTCGCCGGTGCCGCTCTGGCCAAGGACCATATCGTCAAGTGTGACCTCCGCCACGGGGCCAGCGCCGCGCATCACGAACCGCAGGCGGCCTTGGCTCTCGATCGCGTCAAAGCCGAAGTGGCGCTGCAATGCAGCAACGGAAGCGCGCGGACCCTCGATGGTGCCGATCACATAGCCCTCGACCGCACCCCAGAGCCCGGAGACGTCTATGAGGTCCCCTGGCATTCCGGCGCGCAGGCAAAGTTGGCGCACCAAGGCTGCGAGGGAGACAGAGCCGAGACGCCCGTTCAGCCAAGGGCCAAGGCGCCAGCTTTCGGTATCACCCCAGACCTCGCTCAACGCCGGGAAGTAAGGGTATGGCCGCGCGTCCCAGCCCCAAGCGGCGCATTCGGGGAGGTGGACCATCTGCCCGGCATAGATCGATGAAGCGGGGTTGTTTGCCGGGCTGCCCCAATAGGTGAGCGTGGCCTCAAGAGAGGCGCGCTGGATCGTGTCGTCACGCCAACCGCGCGAAAAGTAGGGCGTGAGGCTTTCCGAGGATTTGGGATCAACGAGCGCGTTTGGTTGGTTGGTGCCCCGGTCAACAGCCGGGCAGCCAAACGCGGTGAACCAGAAGGGCTTGGATTGCGGCACCCATGCGGTGGGCGTGGGGCTCTCGACGCCGCCGGGGCGGTTGAAATGCGCGTTTGTCCACCAGCTGCGCAGGTCCTTGTTGCGATAGACGCAAGGCTTGCCAGTGCCAGTGCCAGTGTCAATGATCGGCGTGCGCAGCTGCGCCAGGCGGTGCCCGTTGCTGGCATAATACCAATCGAAGCCTTCGCCGCCCGCGATGTTGGACTGCAGATAGCTTTGAGCGTAAATCGCGGGCCAGTCCTGCGCGTCGAGGTGATCATAGCCATCGCGCCAATCCGAAAGCGGAACATAGTTGTCGATCCCGATGAAATCGATATTGGCATCTGCCCAGAGCGGATCGAGGTTAAAATAGACGTCGCCACTTGCATCTTCAGCGTGGTGCCCGAAATACTCCGTCCAATCTGCCGCATAGCTGATCTTGCTGCCTGCACTAAGGATCCCGCGCACGTCGGCTGCAAGATTGCGCAGCTGCTGGATTGCCGGATAGGTCCCTGCGGCCGAGCGCACCTGCGTCAGCCCGCGCAGTTCGGACCCGATGAGGAAGGCATTCACGCCACCGGCTGCTTTGCACAGATGCGCGTAGTGCAAAACCATGCGGCGCAGGCCCCACTCGCTGGTGGGCCCGGTAAACGATACTTGTTCGCCCACAACAGAGAACTGACCGGGCGTGGCCAATCCGAACAGGGCCGTGATCTGTGACGCGGCGGACGCTGGCTTGTCGACCGTGTTCGTAAAGCCTGCTGCTGGGCTGCAGGTGATCCGCCCGCGCCATGGATGCGCGGGCTGTCCGAGCGTAGCTGAATTATCCGAATAAGGATTAGGCAGGCTGTTGCCCGCAGAGATGTCCATCAGCAGGGACGGATAAAACGTGACCCGCAGCCCGCGCGCTTTGCAGCCTTTGATCGCATCGACAATCGATTGATCAGCGGGTGTGCCGCCATAGGTCGGGCGTCCGCCCGTCTGGCTCACGCGGTAAGCCGCCGCGCGGGAGACACCGTTCACTGTCCATTCATAAGGCGACGTGTTCCGGACCGCGACCTCGACGCCCGGGCGAACCTTGCATTGGCCGGCGCGCAGATCAGTGCCGAACCACGCAACCACCAGGGAGGTGCTTCTGACGCTGGGCACCATGGCCTGCAAGTTATCCAGTGACAGCGCGAAGTTGGATTTGGTCGTGCTGCCGACCGCATTCTGGGCAGATTTGAGGCCTTGGGAGCCGCCTTCCTCTGCCATGACAATTTCCGGCGAATAAGCAAACTCGCCCGACCCCGGAATGATCGCGACAGCCGGAACCAGTCCCTCGGCCACGTCGGCGTCTGGCAGCGGGCGAAACACCTCGAAGGTTAGCTGCAGCAGGCGGTTCCCGAAATTCTCTAGATCAAGATCCTCAAACACAACATAAGCCAGCCCGCGGTAAGCTGGCGATAGTCCAGCGCCCATCCGGGCCACAATGGTGGGATCAGGCATTTGCGATTCATCGCCAAGATAGACCCGCACACCAACGCCGGTGATATCCAGCGGCTTGCCGTCGGCCCAGACGCGCCCGATACCCGTGATCGACCCTTCGCAAAGGCCAACCGCGAAGCTGGCAGTGTAGAAATAGTTGACAGTCGTTGCCGTCGCGCGCGGGCCGAACAGTCCATAGCGGCGCGGGCCACGCACGGTCGTCGTGACCGCGCGCTCTTTGAAATCCGTCGACCAGATGATGTTGCCCGCGACACGCATGCGCCCGAACACGCGACTGAGGATGGCTCCCTCGGTGGAGCTGGAAACCCGCAAGGCATCGATCCGCGCGCCCTCGAACCTCTGGTTTTGATTGCCCGCCACCAGACCTGCGTCGATCATACCGCCGAGGCTGGATCCGACAAAGCCGCCGATTGTGGCGGCCGAGACGCCGAGGATGGTGCCGCCGAGGCTACCGCCGATTGCGGTACCAATTGCGCCCAAGACCAAAGTTGCCATGATTCAGATATCTCCACCGTCCGGGAACCGGAACACAAATGCCGCGCGCGCCCACCAAGCTGCGGTGATCGCCTGCTCAAGGACGCCGTGCACCGAATGCCCGTGCACCATCCGGTCCGGGGCCACCAAAATGCCCGCGTGCTTGGCAATGGCCCAGGACCGCATCCGAAACAGCACCACATCGCCGGGTTGCGCTTCGTCCTCAACTGCGATCATGCAGCCCGCGCAGCCGTCGCGCAGAACCTCCTGCGCCCGTACCTCGCCCCAATCGGCGGAATAGGGCGGCAGGCTAGGTGCCTCCAAGCCCACCACATCACGCCAGACCCCGCGCAAGAGTCCGAGGCAATCGCAGCCCACGCCAAGAAGCGAGGCCTGATGATGATACGGCGTGCCAAGCCAAGCCCGCGCCGCCGCGATTACGCGGTCCGGATTGGCGGCGCGCTTCACAGCACCCGCCCGTCATGGCCACCGCCCTGCGTTGCATAGCGCAGGATGGCGTCTTGTCCGGGGATGCTCGGAAACCCGCGAAAATTGGCCACATTATTGAACCGCGCAGCACAGGTCTCGATCCGCTTGTCGCAGCCTGCAAAGGCGACAAACGCATCGCCGGGCGCGATGTCATTCACAGATTCCGCAAACAGCGTCAGCCGGGCTCCACTGCCAGACATCTCGTGCAGCATGATTTCGGCGCGCCGTCCGGCATTGGCACCACTTGTCCATTCAACCGTGCCTGCATCAAACCAGCCCGCTGCAAAGCCGCCTAGATCGAAGCTGGAGATCACCCGGCGCCGCAGGACGCTGCCGACCGTACCCTCTCCTCGAAAAGCTGGATTGCTGAGATCAACACCGCAGCGCGTGTCGCCCAAGGCCGCGTCGCATTGCGCCTGGTAGGCGCGCCCGACCTGCTGGTTGAGCACATGGGCCATGCTGCGCACTTCCGCCACGAAGGCGATCCGCCCGCGTCTGATCTGGCCGATAGAGCCGCGCCGCAACAGCACGCGCTGGCTCGTATTCTGCCAATTGATGCGCCAGACCTCGACCGAGGCGTTGTCCCAGCGCCCGCCGAGGATGTCGGTTTCGGTGATCCGGTCCGAGGACAGCACGCCCTCGGCGTCTTGCGCATCGACTGAGAGATCAGACCCTTGCCGCAGCTCTGACGGAATAAGCCCGGCTTCGCTTTCAAAGCTGGTGCTGTCAAAAGTCAGCAACCGGTCGTGGTCGGTAAAGCCAAAGACCACGCCATCGGCCCTAATGATGCGCCAGCACCAGGCCAGCGTGGTGGTCCCGGATGCAAAATGCGCCTGCAGGTCATCAGACAAAGTCTTCATCTGCGCGCCTCGATCTCATCCATGACGGCGAGCAGTCCTGCAAACACGGC